GTGGGAACACGCCCTCTATCCGACCCGCGACCCCTCCGGTTCGCTGCTGGTCATATTCTGCGGCAACATCATCGCCGAAGACTGCTGCATCGTCCGGGCCGGCGCGATGGCCGACCACCATGACATCGTGAACATCCGCGACGCCGAGGGGCGCAGCACATGGCCGGAGAAGAACACCGAGGAGCTGATCGACCGCGCGCTGTCGAAGATATCGACGCAGGCGCAGCAGGCCGAGTATTTCAACAACCCCGTCGTCGAGGGCAAAATATTCGGCCCGCGCAAATGGGGCAAGATTCCCGACCTGCGACGATTCCCGTTTCTCTGCATCTATGCCGACCCGACGCAGTCCGAGGCCAAAGGTGCTGCCAAGAACAAGCAGGGGTCGCTCAAGGCTGTGTGGCTGCTCGGAAAGCTCGACCGCGTGCTCTACGTCATCAAGGGGTTTCTCGGCAAGATGACCACCGAGGAGTTCGTGACGCACTTCTTCTCGCTCTACCTCTACGCCCGGGCCGGCGGATGCCGCGCGATATACGCCGTGCAGGAGAATAACTCACTGCAAGACCCCTTCTTTCAGCAGGTGTTCAAAAAGGCATTCGCCAACAAGGCGAAGCAGACGGGAATCAGCCTCTCGGTCATCCCCGACGAAAAGAAGAAAACCGACAAGGCCGTGCGTATCGAGGCCAACCTCGAACCGCTCCATCGCGAGGGGTTGCTGGTGCTCAACGAGGCCGAGAAGGGCGACCCCCACATGAAGCTCTTGGACGAGGAGTTCAAGTTCTTCACGATGGCGCTGAAATTCCACGCCGACGGCGTGGACTGCGTCGAAGGCGGCAACCGCTTTATCGACGACAAGATCGGAGAACTGCATCCCGTCGTGACGACGCCCCGTTGCGTCATGGCACGCCGCAACAAATACAGACAGTAAAATATGGCACAATTCATCATCCCCGAGGACTACGACGCCTCGATCCATCAGGAGATTCTCGACGCGCTGATCCGCTCCGACCGGCAGATCGTCGAAATATGCGAAGACCGCGCCATCGCCGAGATGCGCGGATACCTCGCGGCGCGATACGACTGCGACCGCGTTTTCTCGGCCGTGGGCGCCGAGCGCAACCAGCTCGTGCTGATGATGGCCCTCGACATCGCCATCTACCACATCTTCTCCATACACAACCCGCGCAACATGTCCCAGATCCGCGTCGACCGCTACGAACGCGCCGTGGAATGGCTCAAAGGCGTGCGCAAAGGCGACATCTCCGTCGACGGGCTGCCCGAAATCGAGCAGGAGGCAAAAGAGGCAGCCTCGCAGTTCCAAATCCGCAGCAACCCCAAACGCAACAACCGATTCTGACATGGCAAAAGAAAAGAAAAAGAAAGGCAAACGCATCACCGCCGGCGGCAATATCGGCCGCACGCCGACGCAGACCATCGTGCTCCAGCCCACACGCCGCGGAGGGCTGGACGTGTCCGCCTACATGGACAGCATCCGGCAGGCGGAGCTCATCGACTGGCCGCGGCGCGCAAAACTCATCGACCTGTACGCCGACGTCATGCTCGACGGACATCTCTTCTCCGTGCTGCGCAAGCAGAAAGCGGCGATACTCTCGACGCCGATACAGTTCCAGCGCGACGGGAACCTCGACGAGGCGATGCAGGAACATATCGATTCTCCGTGGTTCAACCGCTTCATCGAAGACCTTATCAACGACGAATGGGAGGGCGTCGGCGGCTCGCTATTCCAGTTCTTCCTCGACGACAAAGGATGGATCGACTACAATCTGATACCCCGCAAGCACGTCGATGCGATCAACCGCACGATCCTCTGCAATCAGACAGACCTCACAGGCGAAAGCTGGGACGACTTCTCCGACCTGCTCTATGTCGGTAATCCGCGTCAGATCGGGCATCTCGCGGTCGCGGCGTTCTGGGTAATACTCAAGCGCAACAACGTCGCGGACTGGGCCGAGCTGGGCGAGATATTCGGCCGGCCGATCCGCGAAGGAACCTACGACGCATGGGACGACAAGGCCCGCGAGAAACTCATAGACGATATCTACAACATGGGCGGCGCAGGGGTCATCGTGCACCCCGACGGAACGAAGATCAATCTGATTCAGGCCGGGAACATATCCGGAGGCAGCGACCTCTACGACCGTCTCCACGCGACCTGCAACAACGAGATCAGCAAGATCGTCAACGGCAACACGCTGACCACCGAGGCGGGAGACAAGGGTACGCAGGCCCTCGGAACCGTGCAGCAGGAGGGAGAGGTCGACATCGCATTCTTCATCAAGCGCCGCATCCTCGACATTCTGAACTACGAGGTGACGGACGTATTCGCGTCGATGGGAATCGACACCTCCGGAGGCAAGTTCGCATTCGTGCCGCCCAAGAAGAAAGACCCCGAAAAGCAGGTGACCATCGTATGCCGGTTGAAGAACGAAGCCGGGCTGCCCATCGATGACGACTACCTCTACGAGGAGTTCGGTATTCCCAAACCGGACAACTACGACGAGATGAAAGCGGCGCAGCAGACGGCAGCGTCCGCAACCGAAGAGCAGGCCGGGAGTGAGGACGGCGAAAGCACCGACGAGGACGATCCAACGAAGACCGGAACCGAACCGAAGAAGAACCGCAAACTTACGGATCGCGTGCGCGATTTTTTCGGCCGCGCCCCCGAAAGCGCGGGGGCGGATTCAGACTGGTAGTCGATACGCTTTATATCGATGCGGCCGAAAAGCGACCGGCGGAGAACGGCTTTTCGTTCGACAGCGGCGTGCTGGCCGCCGCGCTTCGGAACATCTACGAGCGGCGGTACAACCCACGCACGGAGATCGACGCCGAGCTCTTCGAGGAGGTCAGCCGAATATTCGATGCGGCGACCGACGCCGGGTTCTCAGGAAGCGAAGCCGGCGGCGACTTCATGGAGCAGTTGCGCACCAACAACGCCGTGTTCGCCGCGTTCAAGACCCACCGCATGGGCCGCGACATGGCCGCACAGCTCATCGACGAAAACGGCGAGGTGAAATCCTTCCAGCAGTTCCGCCGCGACGTCGAGCCGATAGCCGATCATCATGTCGAGGCATGGCTTAGAACCGAATACGACACCGCCATCAAGCGGGCGCACCGCGCTGCCGAGATGCGGCAGTTTATGGCCGAGGCCGACGTGCTGCCGAACATTCGGTGGCTGCCCTCGACGGCGGTGAATCCTCGCGAGTCGCACATGCCCTTCTACGACCATGTGTGGCCCATCGACGATCCGTTCTGGGAGGAGCACAAGCCCGGGGACGAGTGGGGCTGCCAGTGCGGCTGGGAGGCGACTGACGACCCTGTGACCGACAACTCGGGGCTGGGCGGCGAGCGGATTAAGCCTTCGCCCGGGCTGAAAGGCAATCCGGCACGCACGGCGCAGCTATTCTCCGACGACCACCCGTATTTCCCCTCCGACTGCTCGACGTGCGCGTTCAAGGGCGTGCAGCTCACGCTCTTCACCAACCGCACGAAGGACTGCTACCACTGCAAGAACGTACTCAAAGCGGTGCAGAAGGCAGAAAAGACGCTGACGACGAAACGGGCGGAGCTCGCCGAAAAGAAATCCGACGCGACATCCCGCGTCAGCCGGTTGTCGCTGCCGGCGCCGGCCGTACATTCAAGCACGGAATTGAAGTACGGAACGGTGATGTGCTCGAAGTCCGACATCCGGCAGTTGGTATATCATGCCGCCGATGCCGAAAGCGTCGATGTGTCGATGAAGATGGATCGCTATTTAGACCGGCTGCGATTCGTGCGCGTGGAGGAGCCGAAGCACTTCACCGGCAAGAAGCAGTCGCGCGGACTGGTCGAATACACCGTGTATGAGTTGGAGGTCGGCAAGCAGACTTTCGTAGTGAAATGCGAGGCTCGGACGAACCGCGAAACGTCGGAGATATACGAACACCCGTATTCGATATACCGGAAATGAAAAAAGCATCCGAACGGCCGAAAGACACTCCCGACATGGAGCTCGGACTTATGTGCGGATGCTTTTGAAAGCGTTGGCACGCCTTCATCTGCAAATATAACAACAAATCTGCCGAAAACAAAATTCAGTGCAAATTTTTATTCGAACGGCGTTCAAATGGATATCAAAGAGTTCTCGAAGCTCATTCGAGCGAAACAGAAAGAGATCGACACGCTGATGCGGCGCAAGATGCCCATCCGGGTCGGAAACATGGCGAAGCGGCACTTTCAGGACAACTTTCGAAAGAGCGGCTTCGTCGACGGAGGACTACACCCGTGGCCGAAGACCAAACGGCAGCTCGCCGGCGGAACGTCGGCGGCCAGCCAGCACAAACCGCTGCTCAGCAACCGCAACCACCTGTTCAACGCTGTGCGCTACGTGCCGGGCGACTATCGAGTAAAGATCGTGAACGACGTACCCTATGCGCCGATCCACAACTGGGGCGGCGAGACGTCGCCCGCCGTAACGCCCAAAATGAGGCGGTTTGCGTGGGCGATGTACTACCAAGCAGCCGGGAAGTCGAAGAAAGGAACGAAAGGCCGCAAAGCGGCCGAAAATGCCCCGAGCGGCGCACTCCCGCCCGAGGCGCAGATGTGGCACTCTCTGGCATTGACGAAGAAGAAACGACTGCGGATCAAGATTCCACAGCGGCAGTTCATCGGCCAGAGCCGGGAACTCGAAGAGCGCATACGCGCCGATGTAGAAACGCAGGTCGAATCCGTACTTAAATTATAGACGATGGAAAGTGTGAAACTCGCGCTGATGAAGCGCATCGAAGAGGCGATGCCGGAAGTCCGCATCGACGAGGACTACGGACAACTCGAATCGCAGGAAGACCAGTATCCGGTCGTGTTCCCCTGTGTGCTGATCGGCATGGGCGACACGGAGTGGCAGCCGATGGCCAACCGTCCCGGAGTACAGCAGGGCAAGACATCCGTCACGCTGAAGCTGGCAATAGACTGTTACGACGACACGCATATCGGCTCCACGACGGAGGAGAAGATCGCCGAGCGCGAACGGATGGCCGACCGCCTGTTCCGGGCCGTGCAGGGAATGAGATTGTCGCAGAGGATGTCCGAGCTCGACCGACGGCGTAGCGCCGAATATGCCCTCGGCGGCGGGGTCAAGGTCTACGAGGTGACGTTCGAGTATCTCGTGCGGGAGATCGTGTGATTATTCCCCGGAGAACAGGCGGAGCTGTCCGGCCGTGAGCCTCGGAACCTTGATCTTCGGAGCCGGGCGGATGTCGCCCTCGGGATGCTCCTTGCAGTATTGCCGGATGATGGCCATCACGCGATCCTCGGAAATGAAGAACTCCTGCTCGGAGAGAATCTTCAGGGCGTCATCGAAGCGCAGACGCTGCACCTCCGTCCAGTAGTACCAGCGGCGGCACAGCGCCTCGTTGCGCTTGTCGATTAAGTCCTTGTTTCTTCCTCTCGGCATTCACGGGGGGGG